ATACTGGATGCATTGCTAAAGTTAATGCAGAATATGCACCTTTAGACGCGTCCCATAAACCACCACCTTCTCTATCTTCATAAAATTGGTCGTAAAGGTTAATGTTGTTGTAAGTAGTAGTAGCGTTTGTAAAACCACCTCCAACTGGGTTGGAATGGCCTTCCATACCTGTAATAGGCGTGTTACTTACTCTATTTGAAATTTTAGGTACAAAGTAAAATAACTTACCGATTGGTAAATTCATAGCTTGTACAGAAACGATATCGTTTGCCAATAACTTAGAGAATACTCTTCTAATGATTGGAAAAACCACAGTTTCGAATGAACCTGAAGAATTTGAGGACGTTGCCTCGTTTATTAAGTGTGTAGCTTGGTTTTCATATAACTGAGCGATGTTTTCTCTCCCATGTCCTTTCAGACCTCCAAGAAATCCAAGTTTATCCCACTTTGTGATGGTATCTTCACGGATAACTTTAAGGTGTTTTAACCCTATGTTTCCTACCATACCTGATTCTAATAATGCTCCCATTTTTAATATTTTTTTATTTGAGTTTATTTAATTGTTATATCTTACGCATCATGTCTTTGATTCGACTTATTTGAGGGCTTTCATACACTTTACTCTCAATAAGGTTTGTTGAACCCTTCGATGGTGACTTAGTTATTCTTTTTTTAACAGATTCAGTAATACTCCTAGTCTTTCTAGTGAATTCTGAATTTAATTGTTTAAAAAGGTTTTTACTTTCATTTAAAGTTTCGACATCGTCAAATCTTCTCATAATGTTGATTTTCTCTTCTTTTGAAGTTGTATGTTCAGTAAAAAGTTTTGTTGCATAAGCTAAGTTTGTATTGAAAACTGCAACTTCTTGAATTTTTGTTCTAAATTCATTTAGTGCACTTTTAAATTCTTTTGACTTCGCTTTCACACTTTTATTCTCACTCATTAACTTTTCGATTAAAGAATCTTGAGTTTTTGCGTGTTTTAAAAGTTTTTGGTACCTCTTTTTTGATTCAGTTAGTTTTGACGTTGGTTTAGTCCCTTCGTTGAAAGTTAGGTTTCTATTGTTGGTAAAGCCTTTTCTGTGACCTCTACCACTTTTAGAACCAAAACCGTAAGTACGAGAAGCTTCGTTAGCTTCGACTTCGTTTTTAGAATCTCTTGAACCCCATTTACCTAAAGAGTCACCTCTTCTTCCTTTATAGGATTGTTTTTTACCAGATTCTTTACCACGAGTCATACCTAATCTTTCGTCTTCCGTATCGTCATAGCCTTGTTCATCTTCTTTCATGTCAGTTTCGTAAGTCTTGTAGTGTCCTCCTTTAACTCCGGCTTTCTTTTCCACACCACCTACATCCTTACGTTTGTATTCGTGTTTGTTTTCACCCCAAGTTTCATCTAGGTCTTCCTCCAACTCGTCATCCCCTAACTCAATTTCATAAAGAGTGTCGTCATCTTCATCCATATCTTCATCATATTCTGTCATTTCGTCAGTTTCTTTTAATGAATTAGATAGTGTGTTTTCTAATGATTCACCTAATTCGACTTTATACTCAGCTCCGGTTTCTTCGTCTTTGATTTCTACAACATCATCGTCCTGAGTAACGATAATACCATCTTCACTACCCATAAGTTTAAAAACTTTGAGTACTTCATCATCTGACGCACCGCGTAAGTCTAGAGGTTCTTGGTCTACATCTTCGTCTTCGAAGTCTTCTTCTGTGTCTACAGGAACGGGAGCAAAGTCCAATTCCTCTTCTTCTGAGTCCTCTATGTAATCTTCAATCTCTTCCTGTTCCGAAAGGGATTCTTTTACTAATTCTTCAATTTCTTGCTTCATAGTTGAAGCAAGTATTTCTTTTGCATTGGATTTAACAGCATCCTCAAGGGCTTGCGCCTCAAGAAGAGCTTCTTCTAAAATAGATTTTTTAGTCATTTTTTGATTATTAATTTAGATTGTTTATTTGTATATAAATATGCAGGAACTAAAGAAAAGCTAAGGTAATATTAGTAGGAACCACTATAAAGCAATAGTTTAACTTAGGTAGCTATTTAATTTTTTCATTAAATCTAGTGAACCCTCTAAAGAATCACTTGTGCTAGGTAGATTTTTTTGTTTCTCCTCCTCTAAAGATTCTTCGTAGTTCTCTCTATCATTTACATCATTAAATAGGTAAGCACCAGGAGTAGATGGAGACGAAACTAAATCAAAACAAATTAATTCAAAGTCTTCCTGTACTATATTTTGATTACCCTTTTGTTTAATAGACCCAACACCTCTAGAAGAAATTCCTAAAGTTACACCGTGTCTTAATAAGTTTGCTGCGATATCACCAACACATGAAATTGTGCCAGTTCTGTGAAATCCTGGAGAAGTCAATATCTCCAATTTACCCATTAGTATATCACCCTCCCAAAAAGTTTCTACTATTCGGTGGGAACTTCTTTCTAGGTCTACTAATGATGATTCTGGATGGTTTAATTCGGATAAGGCTCTACCTTGACCTATTAGTGTTTGGTATTTGTCTACTTCTCTCTGTAGGATATCTCTAGGGTAAACTCTACCATTTCTATTTTCTACCCCTGCTTTTTGTAAAACAGCATACATCATAATATTGTCTTCACTCTTACTAGCGATTTCTTTAATGATGTGTTTGTTGGTTTTGGCGGAGATATGACCAGCGTCATACTCTACTAATATCCCCGTACCAAGTTCCCCAGATTTCAATAACTTCATAATATTCTTTTATTATAAATATTAATAGATTATATAAATTCTATGTTATGATTTAGTTGGGTAGAAATTAAAGTGTTTATACGGTTTAAAAACATTTTTTATGAGTCCGTTGAATATTCCCTCCACTGAAGTTTTCAAGTTTTCTGACTTAAATTTAATTCCGGGTTTAACAAATAAAGTTAATTCACAATTAAGGAAACTTCTTTTTTTAACTTTTATTCCACTAGCCCTAATATCTAAGTCTATTATGGATTTTTCGTCTTTGAATATCCCCTTGTCTACTTGTTGGTACAATTCTAACCTAACCTCACGTCTTAGGTCCTTAATTACCTTTAACCAATTATCTTCATCTTCGTGTGGTTCTGCCCAACAAGATAGTGTAATGTATGTAGATTTAAAATTTTTATTATCTACGGTTCCGTATTGTGTTTTATAGAGATTATCTATATCTAATTTTATTTTTTTTCCGAATTTCATATACAAAATATAATAAATAATAACTTGTAAGTCAAAAAAGAATGTTTAATGTTCTATATTTCTTCGTCCGAATAGTCGTATTCGTGAGTTATTGTAGTGTGAGATGGAGCTTCTTCTTCTACTTCTTCTGAAACCTCTTCACCGTGAGGTGAAAAATTCTCAGCAGCTGTAAACCCAAGTCCAGCCATTACAATCCATTGTAAAGATTCAAATAATTTAGTGTCTACGGTAAAGTCCCAAAATAAATTTGCGGTGTAACCAATCAACATAAATAAAAGACATATAAAAGTTACGGTTCTTTTACTAGAGATTTTACTCCCACTACTTAACATGTTTTTTAAGAAATTCATAATGTTATTTAATTAAAGATTTATTTAGATTCTCTATCTTGAGAATTGAGGATGCGTTTATATCTGAATTGGATATACTTTCACATACTTCTTGAATTTTGTTTTTCATCTGGTTGTCAGAAGAATCTTCTTTTAGAGATTTTAATTTGTCTAGTGTAGACTCTTTTAAATCAACTACTTGTTTTTCTAATTCATCTTTATCTAAAGATAATAACTTTTTTAATTTGGACCTGTCGTCCTCACTTAAAGAAGAATACTTCTCATTAAATTTTCTAGTAACAAGATTACTTAGTAAAGATGTAGATGTTACGGTCTTATTGGTTTTCTCTTTTGTTCCCGGCCTAGTTAAATGTTCCAACAACTCACGTCTATTAAGTAAGTTCTTTTCTATAGACTTAACCGACTCATTAAAAATTAAACTGTCTAGTTTAGAATATATTTTATTTTCAATAAGTTTATTATTGATGTTATTAGGTATTACTAATTTACTCTTCTTGTTTTTTAAAGTTTTAATTACTTCATCTAGATAAGATTCAGCTAATTTTTTATCGTTAAATTTTTTATTTTCTATTTCACCGTATAGTACAAAAAATTCTCTTGATTCTTTATTTTCTTTTAACTGTGACATAACACCATGAAAGGTTTTTTTAAAGTTTTCCTTTTTAGCGTAGTTGTTTACCAGAGTGTTTGTGATTGAGTGTTTGTATTTTCCGAACATATTGTTATTTTAACAATAAATATCTAGTCTTTTAATAAACTATCTAATTTTTCGGTAACCTCCTTAAGTTCTTTATTTCCTCTACCTAACATGACTGTATTGTTGTTGGCTAATTTTTCTAAAATTAAAGGTAATTTAGATTCACCTATAGATGACAATTCTAAGTCTCCAGCGTCACCAGTAGGTGCTTCCGTGTCACCACCACCAATATCAGTAGGAGGTAATGAAATTTCTCCTCCAGCGTCATCAGCTTGGTCTTCCGGTGTTTCATCACCAGATAAGGCTTCTTCCTCCCCATATAACTTATCAATATTAGTGAATATTCCAGTTTTCTTAATTATAGTAGCTGTCTGATTTAATTCCTCACCAATTGCTTTTTCCATACGTTGTTGTTGTAGGTCTAATTTTATTTCTTCATCTGAAAATCCTAAAATATTCTTTTTAGCCCATGTAGAAGAAACTGGTAAAATACCACTACCCGCATCTGTGGTAGCATCTCTATATAATGTTATTTTTTCTTTCCATTGCTCAATCTTTAATAGTTCTGATTGTGTCGATGGGTTTGTCAATCCTAATGTAAAGTTACCTAATTCGTCTTCAAATCCAAGAACGTATAAATGAATAATAGCAATCTTATTTAATTCCTGAATCATAGATTTTTGAATTCTATTTATAGTTCTTGCAAATCTAATATCTTGAAGAGCTAGATTTTTACCCTCACCTACGGTATCCTCAAAACCTAAAAAGGCTTTTGGTATTCTTAATGCTGCAAATAGTTTCTTTTGTATGTATTCAATATCTGCAATTTCACTAAGATTTTGAGCTCCCGGTAATGTATCTATCGGATTTGGAGCGTTAGGGTCTCTAACTGGTATAAAGTAATCTTGGTCCACAGCCATTTGATTATATCGTAAATCTACATTACCTGTATTGTTATCCACTATTTGGTCTCTCTTAAAGTTATTTGCAATTCTCTGTACGTAAGCTTCCACATCCTTATCGTCCATGTTACCCACATAAACTTTAAATACTCTTCTTTCTGGTGCTCTGGAAGTTCTATATATTAACATCGCATCTTCTGACAATAACAATTGTTTCCAGATACGTCTACATTTTTCTAGTTGGGATGTTCCATATGGTAATCTTCTATCATCAGATAAAAGTCTAAAGTGTGCTATCTCCCAAGTATTAAATTCCATGTCTTTATTTTTCCATGTAAATTTAACAGCTGAGTCATCATCCTCTTTATTGGCAGTATTTAAATCCATTCCTCTCTCTACACGGTCAACCTCAATATTAGGTAATTGATTTACGCCCACAATTCCTATTTTAGGGTCTATTTTAAGATAAACAAAATTATCACCGTATTTACACGTATTTCTAACCCACATAGGTAGATTAGTTTGTATATCCATAATGTTATTGAATAGGTCAGCTAGAATACTCTTTATCCTATTAGACTCAGAATATATAGTTAACATGTGTCCTTTTTCGGAAAGAGTAGTCCCTTCTTCAGAATAAATGTCTAAGGCTGCTGAAATTTCTGGAGTAAATTCCATAGATTCGTAGTCGTAATACGCAGCTAATCTTGTAGGTTCATAATAAACCGCTTGAGAATATAACTGGGATTCTACTTTCTTCCATTGATTGGTTAGGTAGTTTGTTTGTTGTGCCTGTAATTTTGCGGTATCAAACTCTTGTTTGTTACTAGTCCTTAATAATTCTTGTGAATTAAAATTATAGGTTGGAGTGTCTGGTCTGTTTGAGTCACCTCCTACACCACCAAATAAAGTTCCTAGTCTTTGATATATTGTTAATTTTTCTGCCATACTATTTAAATCTAATAATTAATATTATTTTGTAAACTACTAAACAACATAATCACACTCTACATACGCTCCACCTACAGGTGTAACTAAACAAGAGTCTTTGTCTATTATTGTTCCACCATCTACATAAGTTACACACTCGTCAACAGTGATAGGTATAGCTGATGATGGGTAAATTGAGTCGCAGTTGTTAGTTAAAAGTACACAACATTCTTTATCAGGTATAGCTTTTCTTTCAAATATTCTATTTGGTGATTTATCATATAAATCAGGTTCAAAAGGTGTCCAGGCATAGACTGTTTGGTACAAAGCTCGTCTAAGTAATTTACCCGACTTGTTTCTTCGACCTGGTGGGTGTGACCCCCATCTTTTTCTACTTGGATATCCTGGTAATGCCATATAACTTTTTTATATTATTTTAGTCCGCTGAATAACCATAAATAGTCCTTCGCATCTTTTTGTGGGTCTCCAGATAATGAATTTCGTGGTTGATGTCTTAGATGTGCGGGTTCCATTAAAGGTTTATCCTCACTATTACCACCTTCACCGTCTCTCACAATCCAACTATCTAACATTGCCTTAGCTTGATTTACGTTTTTTCTTAGGTTTGCGAAAGAATTTTGTGCTACATATAATGCCATTGCTATTGCCATAATTAAATCGTCATGGTGTCCTCTCATGTGGTCTGGTCTTCCATTTATATAAACAAATGTTTTTAACTCATTAATTAATCTACTAGAACGTACTTTAAATCCTGTTCTTAATTGTTCTTCTAACGCTTGAACTATTTGTGCTCTTTTATTGTTAAAATTAATTCCTGGTGTTTTTTCTGTTGCTTGGGGTGTGTACCTCCAGGTCTCTTCACTTTTAACGCCGTCATAGTAAAAATCTTTATGACCTAATTCTAAAAGTTTTCTTGAGGTAGAAACACCCATACCTCCGGTAATATCTACAACAATAAAACAATTATATTTTTCAGCCCACTTAATCGCTAATTCCGCTGCAATGTCTGGCGGGACCTTTCCAAGATATTCCAAGACCTGCTCTCTTTCATCAAAATCCATAATTGTAAAACCAGTAGAATCTTCACTATCACCACGAGATACGTCAATACCCATAATGTATTTATGTCCCTCAACAGGCTCTTTCCATACCCATAATTCATTACCTACCCATTTTTCAACTGGTTCCCTCACTTCTTTTTCTATTGTCGCTATTGTGTCGGAAGGTATTACGTTATCACCAGAACCTAAAAATGCACACCCCAATTCCTGTGAAATCTTACGTCTGTCAAACTTAAGTTTCTTACACATTTGTTCATACCAATCAGAATATGGAGTATACCCTTCAGATTCCAACCTACTATACTCATCAACAGGAACATTTTCTAAAATCTCAACATCTAGATATTCGTCTCTATTTAAGAAATAATGTGTAATGTCCTTCTCTATCTTTATCCACTTTAATTCTTTAGTAAATCTTGGGTCATTAAACCATTTTAATCTACTTATTTTAAATTCGTTTAATCCCCTAATACTTTGGTCGTATATTTCATAATAAATTCTGTCGAACCCGTTTGGTGTGGAGATTACAATAACTTGTCCACCTGTGGACAGTGATGCCATACATGCCGCCCATAAATCAGCACCAGCTTCTATATATGCTGCTTCATCAAATATTAGTATTGTGGGTGTATACCCTCTTAGTGCATCCACAGATGTTGCCACCGCTTTTACCTCGGACCCGTTAGTTAATCTATAATGTCTTTGTGAGTTCTTATCTTTATCGAACCCCACATGAATCCAATCTGGCCACTGCCTTAAGAAGTTCTTAATTTTGTTAGCCATTTCTGTAGCTGTATCTAACTTATTTGCAAGTATTAGAATTTTTTCTGGTTTTTCAGCAGAGGCAAATTGTAATTTTTTAGAAATCCATGCGGATGTTGCGGTGGAGACACCGGCTTGTCTGTACTTAAGTACTATATTTTCATTATAATCCTCAAAATCTTTAACCATTTGAGTCTGTTCACGAAATAATTGGAAGGGAACATGTTTATTTTGAGTATTGTCGTAAGTTTCTAAATACGTCGCAAGGGCATATTCAGTATCTTTATGACACTTCACATATTCTTTTACTAACTCTTGTTTATTCATATATTATAAATATACGAAAACTTAGAGTAAGAATTATTTATCGTGATTGGGATTGTAAGAAATCTTTCTCCTGTTTAGTAAGAGCGTCCATTCCTTGTGAAAATATTTTATCTAGAACAGAGTCCATGTCCAACTCTACAGACGGACTGTCCGTTGTGGGTGGTAATAGGTTGTTTAATTGGTCCATCGTACCTTCAAAACCTGGTATGTCTTGTGTAGGGCCATCTACCGATTCCTCACTTTCATAACCACCATCAGATTGACTATCCTCATAGTTTTGATTTTTCATTTCTTCAATAATTCCTTTGACGATATCTCTAAGTCCTTCCTTACCTTCTTCATTACCAGCTAAGATATCTTTAGACAACCTAAATAACTCTTTTGCGTCCATCCTAGCAAATTCACTAAATAGGTAATTTTGTATCTCTAACTTATCATCCTGCATTAACTCATAAGGGTAAGCTTCTCTAAATTTTTCCCATATTACAGGCCCTAATCTTAGGTCCCAAATTTCAGCAACTAAAGTATCTTCCGAATCCATCACCATTTGTGCTTGTCTAGGGTCGTCAGGTAAACCTTGTGTGGCTAGTACCTCCATAACCCCTTTTATTAGTTCATGTACCAAAACTGGGAAAGTTATCCCACGTGCTATAACTGTAGGTGGGTCCGTATCTGGGTCCACCTCTTCTTTACCAGCCATACCTTGCCCACTTTGTGCCATCATCATAGTTGTTTCATCAGGCATAATCCAATAAACCAAATCGTTAACTGACATCATTATACCGTATAAGTTAATTAAATCGTTATCTATAGAATTTAAATCTTCTTCGACTAAATGAAACATATAATGACCTTTTTTAGAGGCTCCTTGTATTAATTGGTTTAGGAACCTTCTTTTTTGTTTTTCTATGTCAAAATCTTCAAACTCTTCAGCAGCTTCTTCCTCAGCGTTTTGTTGTTGCTGTTGTTGTTGTTCACCACCTGGATTCATCCCACTCATATCTATTTCTCCCATTCCAACAATTTTAGCGTCAAATTGTAAAACGTCATCAGGAAGTGCAAATTGTTCTTTTACAATGTTTACAGCTAACTCCTCTAATTTTTCTTTATGTTGACCTTCTATTTGAAATATTCTTTGTACAGCACCCATTAACATTTGTTGTAATTGCATAAAACTGTTCGGGGTTACATTCTCTACACCAGTATATCTTTTAACTGTTTGTACAACGTCTTTAAACCTTTGTGATGAAATCAATTCTTCAAACGTATTTACCACACCTTCTTCTGGTACTTCAGGAAACGCCTCACTTCCAGCTCCTGGAAAGTCACCAGTTTCTATTTTATTTTGTAGTGTAGGGTCCATTCTTTCTGGATTATCACCATAATCTATAGGTGGGGCCTCCTGTAACTGAGACTTAATCTCAACCAACTGACTCTTACTAATTAATATTTCTTTTTTTTTCATACCTAACTTAATTGTTCGTTACTTCATCAACGTCTTTAATAAAGATATTGTCAAAAGCTAACCAAGAAGGCATTTGTGTTTCCACATCCTGTGATTTGGCTTTTGGTTTTGGTTTATGTTTTGGTTGATATGGGGACTTTCTACCCGGTTTTCTACCTGGGGTTGTCTTTGGTTTTGTAGGTGCTATCGTAGGTGTTGGTTCGGTCATTTGTTCGTCTATATCCAAAGTTTTAGGGTATCCCTTTTCACCTTTTTTTGCAGGTCTTTCACCACGTTTTCTTTTTGCGTGGATGTTTGACCATAGTCCTTCATCCATATCACCAACAGAATCTAAACCTGCCGAAGCTTCCTTTATTGTTTTTATTAAATTTTCTTTAGAAAATGATGGGTTTTCATAACGTTCAACAATATTCATAATAATGTTATCCAACTCCCTACTTTCTGTAGTGGTGTCTGGTAATTTAGAAACGTCAGTACTACACATGGAATTAATATGAGCGTCAGAATTACCTTTTTTATCTTTTGCCGCATCTATAATTTTGTTTCCTGTTCCACAATCTTTATAACCACTTTCTCTACAAGACTTAACAAAACAATAAAAGTTTTTTTGAGACTTAGACACAGCCACTTCTAGAATTGATTTTTTAGTAAGGTTTTGTACGGATTCTATTCCCATACCTCTACTTCCTGGGTCACCACCATCTCCCATACCGTCTGGAGCTTGTTGTTGGGATGGTGTTTGTGTGTATTCACCTTTACTTGCGTCACCAGTGTCTATCTGTTCAGTATCTTCTTTCATATCATCCTCTAAACCGTAGAAATTTTTCTCGTATTTTTTAAATAAATCGTATTTACTTGAGTCTTCGGGTGTTGAGATTTCATCTAATCCAACGTCACCCTCTCCGTCAAATTGGCCGTATGAGTCCATCGGTCCTTGTGATTCGAAACCTCCAGCATCGGGGTTATTAAAAGAAGCTTCCGGTGAAGGTGCACCACCGTACATTATCTCCTCACCAATTTCTAACTCTTGACCATCCAAAAGACCTTGTTTCGTATCACCATTGTCCACTTGTTCCCATTCTGGGTTACCCATATTATCCACATCTTCCACTTCCTCTGATTCGTTGGAAATCTCTTGTTTTGATTTTTCACTTGCTGTCTCTATATCAGCATTTATTTTTGCTAAGTCCGCATTCGAACTTTCTAAATCCTCTAGAGCGTCGGCTTTTTCTCTGGTAAGGTCAGACATGGTATCTTCATGTAACTTACTAGAAAGTAATTTTATTTGTTTCTCACTAAACTTTAAAATAGTTTTTAAAGATAAGCCCGATTCCTGTAGGGCTTTTATATTTTCAATATTATTTAACTTCTTCATAGTCTTTATTATATTCTAAAACCAAATCTTTACTGTATAGTTTATCCTCAACCGAATTTATAGATTCACCAAAATGGAAAACTAACCTATCCTCTAAAGACTCTAAACTTTCCTCATCTAATTTCTCCCAGGCTAAAGATAGAATTCCGTCTATTATATCTTCCATTGAGAAGTAATCGGAATTTTTACCTAATTCTAACTCCATCCCACCTTTAAATGTTTTACCTACTTTTTTTATATATTTTAAATCTGGTGGTAATGGTTTTCCTGCTGCTGGTGCAGCCTCCCAATCCTCACCCCATAAGTCTATTTCTGTATCTGAAAAAATAAACTCATATATGTGATTCCCTCTAAAATCTGGTCCTAATTCATTAATAAAAATGAGTTTCATTACGAAATTATTTTTCCTCGTGGAGTAACACCGATTTTCATATCGTCTGTTTCAAACAATAAATCACCTTTTTTAGTTCTTCCTAAAAAATTTACATCGTATTTTTCCATTAATTTTTTTGACCCAACTTCTTGTTCGTACGATACGAAATATTTACTAGTTAATTTATTATTTTTAAGTCTTTTAGCTTTTTCTTTAATAAAGTTTTCCGCTATTAATTTATCCCTACGTTTTTCTTGTTTTGTTTCTTTAAAATATTTTTTAATTGTCTTACTTACTTTTTTTTCACTACCTTCAGCGAATATATCCATAAATTTCGACTTAAGTTCCACATCTTCTTCTTCTCCTGGAGCTTCGAAATCGTCCTCCATTGTTTCGTCTTCACCCATTACTTTTTTACTTGCCCATTCTCCAGCTGCAGTCCCAGCCGCTGTAACCGCTGCTGTTTTTAATGCTGGCATAATCCACTCATCGAGGTCCTCGTCTTCCATTGGT